AACGAGAAAGGATCAAAATGAACATCATATTCCGAGTAAACGGCAAGCCAGCAACAGCAGGAAGCAAACGCGGCTTTCCGGTAAGGCGAAAGGACGGCAGCGTAGGCGTCGCGATGGCTCCGGATAACGTGCGAGCGAGGCCCTGGATGGCTGCTGTTGCCGACGAGGCGTCCAAGCATGCGACCGAGGTGAGCTATCAGCCGATCAGTCTGTTGTTGACGTTTTATTTCTGCCGGCCGAAGTCGCATTTCAAAACGCGGAAAGGAGTGCGGACGCTGAAGGAATCAGCACCAGCGTTTAAGACTGGAAAGCCTGACTGCACGAAACTCGCCAGGGCGGTTGAAGATGCACTTACTGGCATCGTCTGGAAAGATGATTCGCAGATCGTGGGGCACCATGTATACAAAACATGGGGCGAGCAGGAAGGTGTTTTCGTGCATGTGATGGAATTGGAGGAACAAGAACAAGGAAAAACGAATAGCGACCTTCTTAGCCGCAATACGAAAGGAACAGAATGAACATCACATTCCGAGTAAACGGCAAGCCAGCAACAGCAGGAAGCAAACGCGGCTTTCCGGTGAGGCGAAAGGACGGAAGCGTAGGCGTCGCGATGGCTCCTGATAACGTGCGAGCGAGGCCCTGGATGGCAGCGGTTGCAGACGAGGCTGCCAAGCATGTCACCGAGGTGAGCTATGAGCCTATCAAGCTGCTGTTAACTTTCATGTTTTGCCGGCCGAAGTCGCATTTCAAAACGAGGAAAGGAGTGCGGACGCTGAAGGATTCAGCACCGAGCCACAAGACAGGCAAGCCAGATTGCACCAAACTCGCCAGGGCCGTCGAGGACGCACTTACTGGCATCGTTTGGAAAGATGACTCGCAAGTCGTCGCGTGCCTCATATGGAAGTTATGGATTGACGATGGTACAGAAGGCGTACAGGTCAGCGTTCGAACATTGCCGGAAGGTGACCTATGATAATTCCGATCCTGATTAAGACCTGGTCAGACCTGCTGGTGATCGTGATACTTGTAGTCGCGTTGCCTGCGTTGGCCGCGATCATCGGCATGATTTACTATGCGATAATGGAGCATGACGATACAAGGTGACTCGTAGTCACCGAGTACCCTGGGAGCCTATATCCTCATTGGTCCGTCGATACCGGGCTCCCAGGGCTTTTAATACCGTGAGAGCCAGCGGAACGGATGCCGCTGGTGTTTTACACTCGCAGCACGTCGTAGCTGGTCCCGTTGACCTCGATGCGAATAGTTCCAGCAGGCGTCGTCCCACCGGTAGTAGTACCGTCTGAGGATACCGCACATTCGTCGATCGCACTTCCGCCGATGCAGTAGGCGAACATCGGATCTTTTGTCGTTGTGCCAACTTCTGTAAAGTGAGCCCACAGCTCCCGACCTTCCTGGTAATTCGCGTTTGCGATGTGATCGGTAGTCGATGCAGCTGTAGGCCAGTTCGATGCACCGTTCAGCCACAGCGGCCCCCATCCGTTTCCGACAAATAGGATGTTGCCGGAAGATGGCGGCTGAATTCTGATCGGCTCGTGCGATCTCATCCATCCCTCTGTCGTATCGACGCGGACGCTGGTAACGGTGTCGTAAGTATCGGCCTGCTGATTAGTCGCAGCGATCTTCGGAATGTAGACCCCGTCAAACACGACATCGATCGTGTGCACCTCGCACATGCGATCCATCTGATCGCTTGTCGATATTGTCGATAGGTCGCCAGCAAGCATACCTCTTGGCCGCTCCCAGACCGTCGACGATGATGGATCGCCATTTACCGGATCGATGCCCATGTAGATGCCACCGAACAGCTTGATATGGTTGCTAGTGGAGTCAAGTAACAAGTTTGCCGAGCCAGATTGCGTGTCTCTGCCATGCATAACCTGTCCGAAGAACTGCAAGCGATCGGTGAAGTCCGACGTCTGGATCTGGTATTGTGCCGTAGCCACCGGATCGGAATACAGCTCTCCAAATGCCACGGTATCCTCGCATCCGAAATACGACTCGAAGTAATAGCCGCGTGCATAGGAATTACCGGCCAGCATCAGTCGCGATTGAGCTACAGCATAGTCTGCCCCGAAGTCGGTCTGAGTGTAATAGGTTGCGTTTCCGCTCACACTCGGATTGGTATAGCCTGCTGATGTCATATCAGAGGCATTGTCATACATCGTATTCGCGATGACTCGCGTATCATGGATGGTATATTCGCCCCACGTATTGCCGCCAGACTTCACTGTCAACCCGGTCCTCGGATTGTCGTGCATCAGGTTGCCGAGGATGACGCCATACTCGCTTGATGCAAGCAGGATCCCGTCTGCGTGGTTGAGATCCTGATGGATGCCGTTCTCGTAGGAGTGATTGAAGGCGATGACGGGATGCAAGCAACGCTGGGCGATGTCCTGCGAGATGCCTGTCTGGCCTCCCCACCGCGTGACGTTGCCCTCGATGATAGCACCGGTGCTTTCCACGATCGCGATCAGGTCGCAGTCGTACGCATCCTGAACGGTCGTGATCGTATGCGTGCCGCTGCCGCCAGATACCGAGATCGCTGCACCATTCGACGTCGCAGCCAGTGACAGCGTATTGCTGCCGTATACCGCATCGCGAGTGTAGTAGGTCGTCGCGAGCGAGAAACCTGTCGGCAGCGTACCAGTAGTGGTGAGCTGAACCGGGCAGCCGTCGGGAAAGCGATGGCCTGTGCAGGTTACCGTTGTTCCGGTCGCTGTGAATGTCTTGCTCGGATCGAACAAAGCACCAGGAGCCGATGTCCACATTTGCAGCAGATTGTCGCGAGCCTTGCAGCTTATCGAGCCGCTATCAGCATCGCCTCCGATGCGAATGCCGAAGCTTCGTGGCCGCTGGATCAGGCAGTCAGCTACCTCGACGTTGGTGCATTCGTAGATATCCACGATGCCATGACTGAACGTCGACGAGTCTACGTCGAAATACTGGCCGCAGCGATCGAGGAATACATTGCGGATCTTGCCATGCAGGCAGTCGTCGCAATAGATCCCGATCTGCAGGGAGTCTTTGATGGTGCCGCCGTCCACGCTGAATTGCGTGCAGGTATCGAATGTAATGGCTGCGTGCGAGTCCGTGCGATCGACCCAGTATCGCGTGAACCAGGTATGTGTTCCTGTTCCGTCTGTTGTCAGATTGATCGCAGCCCCACCAGGAGTTGTCGATACTTTCCAATGATAGGTTGAATACTTGACAGTATGCGTTCCGCTGCCAGTACTGGTCAAATTCAAAGCACTGCCACCTTTTGTGAGCGACAGCTGGAATGTATTTGCCGCGGCTCCGATCACCCAGTATACGGTACCAGCTGTTAACGGAGCAGGCAGAGTTGTAGTTGTCGTGAACGATACAGCATCGTCAGTAGTTAAGCCGTGCGATGTAATCGTGATCGTTTCCGTGCCAGTATCGACGTCACCAGGTACAAACGTCTTTGTCAGTTTCTTGACGTAGTACAACGTATCCGCCACCAGTGGCGATGGTAGCGTACCAGTGGAACGGAAGCGGACCTGGTCCTGATCGATGAGTTGCTGTTGGCCTGTCGTGATAATAGCATCGTGCCCATTTTCTGCGACGCACGTACCAGACCTGATCGAGACTTGTACCGGTCGCATATTCAACGCATAGCTTTGAGATGTCGGAGCGGACGCACAAGCATTGAGGATCGTCGGATTCGTGATGCGGACGTTAGTGCAGGTCGTCGCACGTATCCCATCGCGGTCGGAGCCTTCGAAGACGCAGTTACGGACCTCGACATCCTCGCAGCTGACCAGTGCGAGAGCGGCTGACGTGCCGGTACGAAGCGGCCAAACGCAGTCCACAAATCGGAGGTGCGTGCAGGTCGTCATCGTCGTGGCATCCTGAAAGATGCAATTGCGGAACTCGACGTAGTTATGCGACGTCATGCCGGCGATATCTTCGAACGTCGTGCCCTCGATGACTCGCCACGTTCCGGCCTGTGCCGTTGGTGGAGTGATCGTTGTCGGGCTGGCCTGCGTGGTGAAGGAGTAGGTCGCGTCTCCGATCAGCGACTGGATAGTATCGATGATGCTGGTACGAACATCGGCAGGCGAGACATCACCAGACGTGTTATCGTTGATCGCCGTCGCGATATCGGTTTGAAGCGTCGCGATTGTTTTGACTGTCATGTCACTCGATCCTCTGAAATATTGCCGACCATTCGCACGGAGCCGAAAGCCCGACTCCGTTGTCATCCCATGTCGTTAGCAGCCACTTTAGTTTCTCACCGTCGACGAAGTCACGGACTACCGTTGTTGATCCATGCGTTGCGTCCGCCGTCGAGATCGGCTTCAGGTTATCCACCGAGATCTCGATCCCTGCAAGGCCTGTCCAGGTACCAGTGCCCTGGTCGCGATATAGCTGCAACCATGCCTGAGCCGCTTGGTCAGATCCTCCAGAGAATAAGTTATTCTTGATCTTGCCATCGCAGATAACCAGATAATGTGCCCCGGTCGTGACAGTCAGGATGTCCGATGCCACGCTTAGGTTTGTGTCGGTGCCGAAGCCCGTGCTAGGTATCGGAGTCGTACTGCTCTCATCGGTCGTGTCGAGTGTAGCCGATCCGCTGAATCGATATGTGTACCACGTTACGGATGATCCTGTTCCGCCTTTGTCCGGCTCCGCTTCCCATCTGCCAGTCAGGTAATTCCAGTCCGCACAAACGCGATCGCCTGCGTCCAGAGCTGTCGCACCGGTCGGCAGGTAAATTGATGCCGTGGTTGGATCGTAAACGCCATCGAGCGGTACGACTCCGGTAAATGTGCCGCTGTTGCCTGCCGTGACTCCACCGCCAGGCGTTGTCGCTCGTATCCGCGTCGCTGAGTTGCTTTCCACCACGACCCAGCCAGACTTCGGCAGCGAGCCATGCGGAAGCACGCACCACGCCAGGACGCACCTAGCACCAGTCCAGATCGGAGCGTCGCAGATATTCCATGCATCAATTTCGGGAGGTGCTGTCGTGTCGAAGCCGGAATCGAAGCCGGAATCGAAGCCGCCCATTCCTCCGCCCATGCCGACATCATCGTCAGTCAGTCCGCCCAGCGGTCCCTTTTGACGGCGGAAGCTTCCGGATAAACCAGTGCTTACGTCCTCGAGTGCATCCGCGATGATGACAGCACGACCTCCGCTGCCTCCGCCGAAGATCTGACGCTGAGTTCGCCAGGTCTCGGTAGGTGGCATCGTACGCAATCTGGCCAGACCATCTTTGAGGATCTGCCGATCTCTGGACGACAGCACATGGTACGGCAAGGCTAGTCCTCAATCGTGTAAACCGTTGCCGTAGTGGCTTCGAGCACGCGAGCGATCATGTACGGCACCACATGCCCCGCCGGCATATCGTCCGTCGATGTGATCGTATCGCCGCCAGTGGTGATGACCGAGACCACGCCGGCCGCAACGACATAGATGCCTTTGCTTGGCGTGGTCAGGTCGGTATCGTCGTCAGGAGTGACCAGGTTACCGCCGCGTCCGAATGACTCGGCAGAAGGCTGAAAGTCGTTAAGTGACATGATTAGTTCTCGTTGCAAAAGACAAACAGATTCGCCGTATTCGTTACGGCCTTCGCATAAAGTGCCAGCGTCGGATAAACGCGGATCACGAAGTCCTCGCCTGGTTTCAGTTGTGCGAATGGATAGAACGTCGACGCCACATCGATCCCGATGTAAACGCTGTCCGTGCTGTCGAGGTTCTGAAAGACGACTATGCCTGGAGTGCTGACATCGCCGAACGATACTGCCTGAGCCGTTGTCGTTAGCTGCACTGTTCCAGGATTACCGCCGCCGATGCCGTTCTGATCGATCGTCTGCCGCGAGGTATGGTTGTATTCAAACGGCGAATGTCGCACGCTCAAACTCGTCGATAATGTGATCTCGCCTGCCATCATTCACCTCAAGCAAAGTAATTGTTCAGCGGAGCGTAGGCAACAGCCTCATCGACGCGATACGTCAGCAGGTAAGGCCCCTGCGTTGATAGCGTGCCATCGAGGCCCAGAGGCACCATAAAGCCCTCGATCGGATCGCCGTCAACGTCTCGCAGCTTCGCACGATCGCCGTTGGCATCGAGATAGAAGCTGCCCTCATTCGGCATGTACTCGTACCATGGCCCTCGGCCGATCTCGACCTTCACAACCATCTCATAATAGACCTGGCCGTTGTAGTATTCTGGAAAGCCCGTTTCTGCCCTGCGGTACCGCACGTAATGCGGAGCGTAGCCCATCCACGTATCGGAATTGACGGTCTGCTCGTAGGTCGTGTTCAGGTCCATTGCAACCTGGTAGCTGTTGACCCAGGTCTTAGAACACAGTACCGCTATCGTCTGGTCGCGTTGCCGAGGTGGCAGCTGTTCGCCATTTGCATTCACGAGCGGGCCGAGCGTGTTCGTGCCGCGGACTACCAAGCCGTCAACGAACAGGTCCAGGTTGTAGCCCTGGTACTTGTAGATCTGCTGGCCTTCAAACTCCACCCATTTCTGCGGACTGCGGAGAGTAGGCTGATCGCGAAACACGATCGAGTCCGGCTGTTCGCCTGCGACTGCTATTCCGCCGCCGATGCCGCCGCTGCTGTTTGGCTCCCGCCAGGTGACATCGACCAGCCATTCGGTTCTGATCGACTTGTTCGGCATGTACGCCCGAAAGTCGAAAGCGTAGACGCTCGGATCGTAGAGCCGGCTGCCATTGAAAGTCAGGTCCATGATCTCGCCATACTGCGGCAAGTGCAGGTCGTTCGCGTCGTCTGCGATCAGCCTCGCGAACTCGATCACGTTCGCACCCGGCATTGGGCCGTCAGTCTGCACGCGATAGGTGCAGTGATGCACCCAGGGCCGCGTGCCTGTCATCTCGACTTCCGGCGGATGCATCGGATAGCAATGGACTACGCTGCTCATAGGCCGGCACCTTGCAGGACGACTGGCGGCTTCTGGTTTTCACGTATTCCCTGATCGATAGATCGCAGAGCCTTCAGCTGTGCTTCTTCCCAGCGATCGCGATTGCGGAGGTTCATTGCGGCTCGCTGCGTGTCGAGCATGACGCCTCGTGCTGATGAGCGATACCGATCGATGCCGGCCATCGGGTTAAGGAATGACAGATTCGTCCCGAGCCATCGGCCTAATGCTTGGCTGGAATGTTCGCCTGCCATGAATTTGCCGAATGCGGTTTCACGCTTGCCTGAACGCAAATCAGTAAAGATCCGCTGCAATTCCTCGACGACCTTGATCGCTGCTGGCGTGACATCGATCACGAAGCTTCGGATGAATCCACCAGCGATTGTCTTCAGCTTCGCGAACGCATCGTTGAATTCTTCGATCTTCTTCGCATCCGCATCGCTGACAGCTGCTCCTGTTTTCATGAATTCATCACGCATCTTAGCGAGCCCTGCCGCTCCGTCCTTCAGCAGCGATATCATCGCGACGCCGCCTTCCTCGCCAAACAGCTTGCTGCTGATTCTGATCTGATCTGATCGAGCGAGTCCCTGCATTCGTTCAGCGATTACAGCAAGCTGCTTTTCCGGAGCCGTCGCAGCAAGTTTCTGTGCATCGAGCCCAAGCTCAGCGATCACGTTCTTCGCTTCGCCGATCCCTATTGCGGCTTCGCTGGCCTTCCGCGTTAGCATTCCGATCGACTTAGTTACCAGCTCAGAGCTGACACCAGACAGATCGGCCGCATACCGAAACGCCTGCAACTCAGCAACAGGAAGCTTCAGCCTCGATGCTGCCTTGGCAAGTTCGTCGACATCCTTCAAGACCTTCCCAACAGTTGCCCCGATCCCAGCGAATCCCAATGCCGCAGCACCAGCCACCGCAAATGACTTGAGCGACGATTGCACCGACTTCACGGCACCATCGAAGCCCTTTAAGTCTTTACGTGCTTTGCCGAGGCCACTACTCCATTTCTGAGTATTGGCCACGACATTAACGGCGAGTGATCCGATCAGTGCCATTATGTTGCGGTCGTTACCGTCATCGTGCCACCATTGCCGAGCACGCCGCAGTGCCACAGTGCACCTGTCGACGTAAAGACGAAGCCGCCGCCGATCTTCTGGCTTGCGGTCTGCAATGATACCGAGTCGGCCGCCAGGTCATTGACGATGATCATCTTGTCAGTGGTCGCCACCGTCAAATTCTGGTCGGCACACGCCAGCACGGTGATCGTGCCGCCTGCATTGGTGCTGCTTGGCGTCGGCATCGTCAGCGTTACCGCTCCGGCTGCTCCCGTGTTCGTGTGGATCTTGCCAACGTCGTCGTTGGTAAGCGTTGCACTTGCTGTGTGAGCGATTACCTCGCGATGTCCGCCTGGTTGTCGAGTACCCATTTATAAGGCTCCTGGTATTGAAGGTGACGATTCAGTTTGCTGCTTGTGAATCGCAGCGTATGCACATATCCGCTCGTATAGCTGCTCCATGGTGATGCGAGACAGCATGGCGTCCACATCCTGCCCGGATGCAAACGCAATTCGATGAGCCCACAACTTTAGTTCACGGCCGCGGAATGCTCGCTCAGGCATTCCCCGTTCGAGTTTCCCACCAGATCCTCGACTCGCTTTCGGTTGATGCAGTGATCGTTGATGACATCAGTCATTGCATCCACGACCTTCGCATCCAGCTGCATGATCTTCGGAATATCCTCGGAGCTGCAAACCAGGTTTCCGTTCTCGTCGCACATTGTTCGAGCGATCATCCTGGCCGTGCGTTCCTTGAATTTCCGTAAGTCCGGTTGACCTTTCGAGTCAAGGAATGATTGCTCTAAGTCCAAGTGCTCCGCGGCTGTCAGCGATCGAAAGCGTACCGAACCGACGCCAGGAATCTTTGCTGTGACGTATCGCCGCTCAGTCTGTTTCAGTAAATCGCTTAGGCCCACCAGTTGCTCTGGCATTGTCTCTGATCTCCAACATCTCTTTGTAAGCATCGGCCTTGCCGCGGTTGTAAGCCTCCAGCAAAGCTATCTGCGTGTATTCGGTAAGTTCCTCTTGCTCATCGACCTCAGGCTTGCCGAACAACTCATCGGCACTGCATACGTTGCTGCCATCGCTCATAACCATTCCTCCGGTATTTCTGGCGGAGGCGGAATCACTGGCCTATCGCCGACAATTTGCTTTAGCTCGTGCAGGCATGCTTCCGACATGTCTCGTACCAGAAGTATGTTGCCGCCCTCCACGAGATCGACTTGGCCAACGACCTCTCCGTCCTTGCGGATATTCTTCCGCGTTCCGACTGTCGTATCTGTCAAGGTGATCAAGGTGTCACGTCGTAAGTGATTGCGTCCGATGCTCCATCGAATTGCCAGACGAATGAGCCCATGCTGATTTCATTGCTGACTCGCTGGCCGCCGGTTCTCGCGACAATACGGCCTGTTCCTGTCAGCGTCAGGCCAGTGTCGAAAGTGATCGTCAGCGTATCGGCTGTGTTGATGACCGGAATTGCGATCGCAGGATCATAGAAATACTCGATTGTGATCGGTCCGTGGTCGATGGTTTCCGCAAATGCCTTCAGGTTATGCTTGTTTCCGTCAACGCTCAGATCGGTGACGTCGAACACTTCCGCCGTTTCTTCGAGTCCTGAAATGCTGCGAAGTTTGCCGCTGAATGCGTTGCTCGTGATGACTGCTGAAGTTCCAGCACCTACGCCAATTGCCATGATCGTGACTCCTATTTAGACCGCTGGAATAGTCGCCAGCTGATACCAGAATTGAAATGGAATGACATATCGAAACAGCCACTTATCCGAAGCGTCGCGGGGCTCGATGGCATCTTCAAACGGTTCGTTTTCGATCTCGACTTGCAGCACTGTGACATTGCCGATTGATCCGCGATATGCCGACAGCAGCCGCCGCAGATAGTCCACCACCTTCAGGGCCTGTAATGTCGGTGACTTCGTCTGCTGCGTGTCCTTCGCCCATACGCTGACATCGAGTATAAGGCTGACAGTTGTTGCTTGATTCGTCAGGTGATAGTTTGGCTCGCCACCAATACGCTCGATCGTGATGGCCAGCGGTCCTGTGCTCCGTGGCCTGCGAGCGTTGTAGATCGCACCTCCGACGAGGATGCGGATCTGTTCCTTCGCGTCGTCTCTGGTTGCGTCGGATAGTGCAGTCGTGGAGACGATCCACGCTGCCAGCTCCTGCTCGAATATGACCGGTGAGGCTACCATTACTTTCGGACCTCGCGTGCAACCTGCTCTAATGCCGATGCAAGTGTGGTCCGAAACTTTTCTTTGAATGTTGGTTTCGTCTCGTACAGACCTTTACGCATGAACCGCCGCGGCTCGATACGTCTACCGCTTCCGCTCGTGCTCGTCGTACCGAATAATCTCCGGACTATGTTTCGCAGCAATCCACCACGAGATGATGGCTTCCTGGCATTCTTTGTTCCGTATTCCAGGATGCCGCCGTAAAACGTCTCGCCAGAGAAGAATGAGCCCTCGCGAGTCGTAACCTCATGGCCGAGAGTCCCGCGTGGCAGTTTTTTGCCACGGAATCCTGTTCTCGCAGTTCGCACTGTGAGCGATCGACGCAGTAGACCAGTACGAACAGGAACCAGACGCTTCACGTTTGTAAGCACTTCCTTCGCCGCGTCCCTCGTGGCCTTGCGTATTCCTTTTTTTTGAAACTTGGGCTCGAACTGCGACAGTGCACGGTCAAGCTGCTTGTCTCCTGTCAAGATGATGTTTGTCATGCGATCACCTCAGTGCAGCCGAACTCCAGGAAATCGCCGCGTTCGCTCGGATCGATCACATACTCGATATGGAATATCCGCTCGCCAAATCGGAAACGGTGAGTATCGATCTTCCAGGTGAAGTCGTTATCGCGTGTCCGAATGACATGCGTAATTATCGGCACCTTCTCATCGCCTTCGTTTGACTGCCGGCCGATCGCAGGTCGCAGCTCGCAATACATTCGCGTTGTCAGTAGCCACGCATCGCCATCCGTGAAGTCGCCAGAAACTACCAGCGATTCCACGTCCATCAGGTTCCGCAGTCTGCCGCTATTGTTCCAGCTCATTCGTAGATGTGATCAAAGTAGGATTGACGACCTGCATGCGAAAGGAATTCGTCGCCGCGGTTGATCTGGTCCAGCATCACTTGCAGCGTTTCCGGTATCGCCTGCGTGGAAATGCCGACTCCGACCGGTGCACGCTGGTCGAAATAATGCTCCACGAGGAAGCAGATAGCTTGCTTCACGTCCACTGGCACAGTTGCCCATGAAGAATATCCGGCCACGTATGTTATCTGGATCAGGCTATCGACGTCGCTCGGATACAGGCCATCGAATTCAGGCTCTACGTATCCCTCGGTCGTACTCACGCGATAGTTTGCTGCCAGCCACTCAACGGTTGCTCCTGTGTCATCTCGATAATAGATCGATGACACGCTCGTCAGCGGATACGGTGGCAAATACAGCCGCTTCACGCCGCACGGAAACTGGTCGATCTCTGCGATCCACGTCGACGATCCGACCTGGATATGAGCTGACGCAAAGACACGCTGTACCGCAGCCTCATAGTAGTGGTCGATCAGCGTATCCTCGGACGTCCCTGTATATCGCAAATGCAATTTTAGGAAGTCCCGGACCGTGCTACTCGCCAGCGTCGTGTAAAATGTCCGGAGGTATCTCAGCATCTTGGACTACCTTTTTTGGACGACCTGGACCGCGTTTCGGCGGCTCCGGAATATCACACTGATCCACCGCGAAGGCGGCCTTTTCTGCGATCCACTGGTTGCCGGTCTGCTCATCGACTTCGACGATATCGCCCGGATCGCCGTGGCCTGACCAGAAGTGATTCAGCTTGACGTGCATTGTGTTTCCCTTTGGTGAAAAGCCCGGCCGCAACATTGCATTACGGCCAGGCTGTAGCATCTGCGAGTCAACCATTAGGCGAGCGTCAGCCGCTTTAAGGCACCGCTATTCAACAAACGACCATCGTGGCGGGCGAACATGACGAAGCCCGTCTGATCGGTCGCACGATACAACTCCTCGAGCCGATAGAACCGAGCTGAGGCGACATCGCGAATGATGTACTTCTCGAGAGCTCCATAGACGATCGGCTTAAGTCCGGTAGTCAAGGCAGGCATCTCTTGCACGATCGCGATCGGCTTGCCAAGCAGCAGGTCCGGTACGCCAGCTTGGAAAGACGGCTGCCAGATATAGGCTCCGTTGCTGTCCTTCAGCTTGCGTGCAACCGTCCTTGCCGCCTTATTCATCACCCAGCCAACGCTAGGCAGCATCTCATACGCCGGATCGAGCGAGTCTTGCAGGCTGATGAGTTCATCGGCCGTGAAGGTCGTTGTCGACGCAGCGGTCACACCAGCACTTGCAGCGATGATGCCCTGCGGCTTCGCAGAGTTATCGCCAGTCGCGTAGTGCGTGCTGGTGATGCGTCCGATCCGCACGCCGAGCTGGCTGCCAAGTTCCGCGGCCAGGTTAAAGGCCGAGTCCTCGAGCAGTTCTGCCGAAACCAAGCACGGCTTGCTGGAGTACTTGTAGGCCTTCAGCGTGACAACGCTGTAGGTCGCGTCCACCGAGGTTCCCATTGACGTCGCTTCGGCAAGCAGCTCACCGGTATTGCCCGTATCGTCCACGACCGGCCATGGCATGTCATTGCCGCTGGCAGTCGAGATGATCCGAGCGACTTGGCGAAGTCCGCCCCACGCAAGCAGCGTGTTCTCCAGCTCTGCCATGAAGCCCTCGGGAACGGTATAACCGCCCTCGGCCGCAGTGCCTTTATTGAGCCCTGCACGCGACTCGATATCGCGTTTCATCCTGCCAGAGCCGTTCGCGGTCGACCACATTCCGGCCCCCATGCGATAGGAGTACGGCTGCCAGATGGCCTCGAATTCGGCCTGCGGCGTGACCTTGCAGATCTCCAAAGCCTTCCGATGCTCCGGCTTCAGTTCGCGGCAGGAATGCGTTCGCAGGATCGCCTGGAATGCCAATGCACGCTGCGCGTCGGTCGGAACTCCGGATCGCTCCTGGCGTTCCTCGCCGATTTCCGTGCTGGTGCCGTGACTTTCGCGGTTCTGCTGCTCAGCGATCTCGTCGAGCCTCGCCCGATGCTTGATCCGCTGCTCTTCGGCTTCGATTTGCTCAGTCAGATCGTCATATTGCTTATTGATCGCGTCCCATTGAGAGCGTTTTTCGGCGTCCCAATTGGCC